CAACAGTGCGCACCTTCATTGAGCCACTGGGGAGTGTCAGTTATTATGGATGGTAGATTTGATGATGATGCTTCTTACATTTTTACTAGTCCTAAACAGACTTCAAGTACAGTTCCTACAGGAGTCGCTACACCAATTATGAGTATTAGAACAGCGCCTAGCGTAGATAGCGGTACACCAAGACCCTATGGGGTACGAAACTTACTTAATAGAATGCAATTAAAGTTAAATTCATTAGGTATATATGCAAATGCTCCTTTACTAGTACAGGTTAAATTAAATTGTTTTAGTCCTGTATTTAGAAATGAATCTTGGCTAGTTGACCCAGTAGGCTCAAACAGTCTTAGTCAGGTTATATATCATGGTAGTACTGACGTAGTAACAGGTGGAGACCTAGTGTTTGCGTACTATACTGAATCAACAAACCCTGATTCGTATGCAGCATCGACAGTGGATTTAACTAAAGTTAAGGATCTAGGTACTAGTATTATTTCAGGTGATGGTGTGTTCCCGGACGGTCCTGAAGTACTAACTATTTTTGTTACTAACTTAGGAACTAGCGTAACTACATCAACTTCCGTTAATCCAGTTAGCGGACAATTTAGTGTAGTAGTAAATGACGGTACTGACCTAGAGCCCGGACTAGTAGTTAACTCTAGCTCTACTGTGGCCAGCATTGCTGCCAATGCAAAGATTGTAAATCTAAGTATCAGCGGAGCGAGCTTTACAGTCAATTTAAGTAAACCAAATACTTCAACTACTGGCGGCGCAGTAACTTTTGAACAGGTTGCTAATGTGTTTGCTCGTTTATCATGGACAGAAGCTCAAGCATAATATGGATGATATGTTTAAAATTGATGACGAACTAGAAGTGTTAAAATCTTTTATGCCCTCAGCACTAAAAGAAGGCTCACTTCTAGTTGAGTTTAAGTCAGAGGCTGATTCAGATTTTGTTTCAGCCTCTGTTTTAACTCTAAATGAGTCTGAAGTTGTAGGTTCTAAACCAGATCAAGATCAAACCGTTCATGGCACCTGGTGTTTTAATGTTAATAAAAAACAGTGGGTTTGGTTAGATTATTCTAAAATTGGCGCAGTACAGCCCTGGCCTCTAGAAGAAGTTGACACTATATTAAATCCATAATATCAAAAACTGCTTCAAGTTTTATTCTTAGTGTTTTATTTGATAGACTGTTTTTAAGTCCTTGATGGAGCGGTTTTGGTGCATGATCTAAATTTGTCCATGCCCATGCCAGGTGTTCTTTACTTAATTTAGGAATAAACTCTTCTTCTATTATACACAAGTATGTATAAAAGTTGAAAAGATTATCGTTGCTAACAAACTTCTCTAAAGGTAAAGTTTTTAGTATATTAGGAAAAAATCCAATTTCTTCCTGTATCTCTCTTTGTAATCCTTGCCAAGCAGTTTCTTCTTGATTGCTAGTGCCTCCAACTAGTCCCCAGACTCCTTTATGCTTTCCAGAAGCTTTTTGAATTAGAAGAAAACGTTTTGTAGCTTTAGAATAAAATAATGCGCCGGTACAGACTATTTTTTCTGTCAAAGTTCTAGTCTCCACTGTCCTGCAGAATACTCCCCTTCGAACGACTTAACCCAACTTACACCGTTCCATTTGTATTGAACTCCGGGACCGCTGGCAAAAAGGTTAGTTTGATAGATTAAATAATCTGAACTTGCCTTTGCTGAAAACACTATGCTCCACTTTGAACCATCCCATTCGATGATGTCGTTTCCTTCAGCAATAAAGTCTGTATCATCTGTATTTTTCCAAGCATCCGGACCGTCCTCGTTGTCTAACGATCCTATGTTATCTAAAATTAGATATCTTGTACCGACAATTAGATTAGAAGGACCAGATCTTGTAGGATCAACTATTGCATCAAATGTTCCCCTTGCTATAGCAGCATTAAATTCAGGATCGATGCCTTCAATATAACCGTTTGAGTCAATAAGAGTATTAGTATTAAATGTATCAGTATCCCAATTGATACTAAGAGTTGCCTCATCTAAAGGATTAATTACTATGGTTCCTCTGACCTCGTTACCGTCGTCTTGTATCAGTACAAGTGTGCTTACATCAGGTCGATATTTTCCGGGATACTGATCTAATAATTTTCTCCAATTAATATCTTCCCCTAATTTTAAAGGAATTTCGACTTGGCTGTTAGTAGCCGTGACTGCTTCAGACTGATCTAAGATTTTAGCTTCACCGTTGAATACAAGAATTCCAAACTGACTAGGTCCAAAAGAAACATTGAAAAGAATATCTCCAATATTTGGTCCTGATTGGTTGAGGTCTGTGCCTAGACCATCAATGTAGTCTCCGCCGCTTTCGGTAAATCCATTAGAAACGTTCATTATAATATTTGTTATTACACCAAGTCTCTTTACCTTAGATGGCGGACTAATATATACTGGTGTTGATAACTCAAGTGTAGCAATATCTATATTAGACTCTGCACCCACTGGAATTGAACGATTTGAAAAAATTATATTGTTTAAATCTACTACACTTAGACTAGTCCAGTCAATATAGTTGTCTGTAGTTTGTATTTCTAAGCTAGGGTTGAACAACATTAATATTTGGTCCATTATTTGAAGCTTTTGATCAGTGTTAGAGCTCCAAATGTCCGCCTTTAAACTTAATTTGTAAGGGGTTGGCATCAATCGTTCTATCGTATAGTTTCTTCCCTGTGTACTAGTATAAACTCCATCTTCTACATCTCGTTCTCTAATATGCATTTTACCAACATAAGTAGCATCTGCTAGTCTATTTCTATCTAATTCAAGTGCAGTAATATACACTGCGATTCTAGGGGCAGAATTAACCACATTCTCACTATTTTGTCTCATAATAGTAGCAACTTGTCTATCAGGATCGCCATACATCACTGGTACCTGAATCAATGTGCCGTCACTATACTTTACTGTAAAATTAGACAACAGTCTAATTACCTGCGTAAGATATCTTCTAATTTGTCCGTCGTAAAAATGTAACATTAAAAATCTGCCCTAGGTTTAAGAGCCTTACTCAACGGCTGGCGCTCATCTACAGAATCTCCGCCTATTTGATTAACTCTAGTATTATTAATAAATCCTGTCTTTTGAGTATTTCTACTATTAGTATTAGTCATAGTCATTCTTACATTATCTTCAAATTTAACCCATCGTGTACCATCATATCTAAACAGTCGATTAGGCATAAAATCTGTTCTTAAAAAATAATCTTCTTTACTGGGTGTAGAGGGAAATTTAATACCATGGCCAAATGCATGACCGTTAGGCGGAATTCCGTCACCTAACAAATAACCAGTGTATCCTTCTCTGTTTGGTCTCTTTGATATTGAGCTAGCATCAGGATTACTAATAGAATCACTTACATCTAATGTTGTACTATCAACTGTTTCCAGTGCAGGCTTTCCCTGATCATCAACAGTAAGTGTATAAAATTGTTGAGTTTCATAGCCACTTAACGGAGCATCAGCTTCTGCTTGCTCAATTACAGCAGCGTTGATTTCTAATTCTTTGGCTCGAGTACTTAAAATATTCTGTAACGTTGTTCCGGAGTATAAAGTAAAATAGTTAGTATCTGGAGGTAAATTTCCAGTTGTTTCTGCAACTACTGTGTACAATGCTCCTTGATATCTTACAATTTGTCCAGGTTTGTAAGTAACAGCCGGATCTAAATCTCCTTCAAAATTAGCATCAGTGTCTGTAGGAGAATTTAAAATATCTGCAAACTGTTGACTGTCAACAATCTTTTTAAGTTTTAGTCTATATAGGTGTGGATACCATGTCATAGAAAATCCACTTGATTCTCTAGCTACATCTTCTACAACATAATATCTTGGTAAACTTACATCAAAATCGTTTAACGCAAATTCATCTCTAAGATGCGGTAATTCAACAACATCACCACTAATAGGTTTTCTGCCTACTGTTTTTATAAAATCATTAATGTGAATTGACATAAACAGCGTGTCATTATCAATGAATAATCCAAACTGACTTAGATTAAAATCTAAGTTTTGTACGTTATACACACCCCTTATTCTGTAAATGCTCGAGTCATATTTTCTATCACGATTTTCAAGTAATAGCAAATCTTGAATATTTGCAACTCCCACTTCTGCATAATGAGGCTGATCAGCAGTAGCATCTTCGACCGGAGTGTTTTTTGGACCTAAATATTTGTGCAAATAAAGGTCTGTTCCGCCAATCTGAAACATTTCAGAAATTGAGCGATCAATGAATTTATAATCTTGTCCTTTTTCAGGACGATAAAGGCTTAGTCGGGGCATAGTACAATATTTAGCGATAAATATATATGGAGATACCATTTATGTTAACTGCTAGTTCATCAGAAGAAGAACGTCAAAAAGTCTATAATTACTGCCGCACCATGCTCGGTGACGGTATGATCGACGTCGAGCTCGACCCCATACACTATGAAACTGCACTAAATCGTGCATTGACTAGATTTAGACAGCGCAGCCCAAACGCTGTAGAAGAAAGCTATTTTTTCTTAGAACTAAAACAAGATCAGAATAGTTATAAATTACCCGACGAAATCGTTGAAGTTCGACAGCTTTTTAGGAGATCAGTAGGATCACGTAGCGGCATGGGCAGCGGCGGCACACTGTTTGAACCGTTTAATCTAGCTTATACAAATACCTATCTTTTAAACGGTACAATGTTAGGCGGCATAGCAACCTATGAGTTATTTGCACAATATCAAGAACTAGTTGGGCGTATGTTTGGTAGTTATATTGAATATACATGGAATCCTACTACTAAAATTCTAACTATTTTACAACGTCCTTTCATGGAAGGTGAACTTATTCTTTGTAGAACTTATAATTACAAACCAGATTTCGTAATTATAAATGATTTATATGCTAAACAATGGGTACTTGATTATACTTTAGCAAATTGCAAACTAATCCTTGGAGAGGCTCGCAGCAAATTTTCAAGTATTTCTGGTCCAACCGGTGGCGGCAATCTTAACGGTGCTGATCTAAAGTCAGCAGGCAAAGAAGAATTAGAAAAACTAGATAAAGAATTAGAAACATTTATATCTGGCGGTACAGGATATACCTTTATTATTGGTTAATATGAAAATTTACGAAATTATCAGCGAATCAAAAGAAAAAAAATTACCTAAAAATTCTAGGCAATCTGCTGTACATGCTAAACAATTTCAAGGAATAGATCAATATTATCAAATGTATAGATTTGGTATAGCAATGGCCGGTGAACCAGAGATATCAGCCCCGAGCGAAGGACCCGCTAAAGATGTTCCTGCGGTATGGATGTATACTGATGCAGATGAGGAAATCGTAAATAAGGCGGCCAAGAATCAAGGAATAAGCGGTAAGACAATCGTGCCTAAAGGACCAAGCTCCGAGTTAGATTCGGTAAACAAAACAAGCCCAGTAGCTAAACCAAAAAGAAACAAATACGGCGTCTAATCTGTTGACATCGTAACAAAAATATAATAAATTATAGTGTTAGGAGACACTATGATTATTGGATTTATTGGATTTATAGGCTCTGGAAAAGATACCGCAGCAGATTACCTAGTTAACTTTCACGGTTTCAGAAGAGACAGTTTTGCATCTACTTTAAAAGATGCCGTAGCCTGTGTGTTTGGCTGGGACAGAACCTTGCTAGAAGGACGCACTAAAGAAAGTAGAGAGTGGCGAGAGCAGCAGGACGATTGGTGGTCAGAACGGTTGGGTAAACCAATTACACCACGCTGGATTCTACAGCACTGGGGTACAGAGGTTTGTCGTAACGGTTTTCACAACGATATATGGATCGCTAGCTTAGAAAATAAAATCCGTAAAACTAACGACGATGTTGTAATTACAGATGTTAGATTTCCAAACGAAATAGAAGCAATTAAAAAATCAGGCGGCAAAGTTTTTCGTATTAAAAGAGGACCTGACCCGTCCTGGTACGAACACGCCCTTAATCATAATCAAGGACCTACTAATATGAAATGGGCGTTGAGCAAGATGCATTTAAATGAAGCAAAAGTTCATGCTAGTGAGTACAGCTGGGTAGGACATAGACATATCAGTTCCGAAATAGATAACAACGGTTCGATTGAGGAACTTTTTGAGCAAATTAAAAATCTGGTACAAGATCACCCTGCTTCCATTTAATTCCTTCTTTGTGTAGGATTCGTTGGCAGTTTGCGCAGACAGTTTTTAAATTAGAAAATTTAGTATTGTTTTGATTACCGTCAACATGAAATACATTAAACTGTTCTACAAACTTTGATTTGAAACCGCATTTTTCGCAAAAATCTTTTTGCCTATATCCGTCCCTAAACCACTTAGGATAACCTTTTCCTATTCCTCCATAACGAATACATAACTCGCATTTTTTTCTGTAAAAAGTTTTACCATCTTTTTTATAGTTAATGGCAGCAGGTCGTTTGTTACAAGCACATAAAGGTCTGTTCATATTACTATTTATTGCCCTTTTTTGTACCTTTTTAAGGTTGTATATCCGCTGTATTTTTACCAAATGCGGTAAATAAATGTAGATTACCATTAGGAGACATACAATGGCCTTAAGCTCACCCGGAGTACAAGTAACAGTTATCGATGAAAGTTTTTATACACCTGCAGAACCAGGTACTACACCATTAATTGTAGTTACATCTGCAGAAAATAAAAGCAATGGTTCAGGCACAGGAACTGCACCAGGAACATTAAAAGCTAATGCAGGAACAGTTTACACTATTACTAGTCAGAAAGATCTAGTTGATACGTTTGGAGATCCTGTATTTAAAACAGATTCTAATAATAATCCTATTCACGCTGGAGAACAGAATGAATACGGTTTACAGGCTGCGTATAGTTTGTTAGGAGTAAGCAATCGTGCTTACGTAGTACGTGCCGACATTGACTTAGATCAACTTGATGCTAGTGCAGAAGCACCTGCAGGTGAACCTGAAAATGGTACTCATTGGTTTGATACTGCTAGTACACTATTTGGAATTTTTGAATGGAATGGGACAGGAGCAACTACATCGGGCGGTCAAAAGTTTTCTAACAAGGTTCCTATTGTAGTAACTGATCCTACGAAAGTTAATTCATTAGGGGATCCTGTTACTTCAGTTGGTAAAGTTGGAGACTATGCAATTGTAGCTACTACAAACGAAAATAAATTATTTTATAGAGAGAGAACCGGTGCATGGGTTCAAGTAGGTTCTGAAGATTGGTTCCTAGCATGGCCAACAGTGACCGGAGCTAAAGCTATTGCAGAAGACGAGGAATTAACTGCAGGACATAGCTTAATTATTAATGGTGTTGAGGTAGCTGTTCCTAGCGTTCCTAATAACTTTTTAAGCAATTTAGCAGAAGCTATTACAGAAGAAGGAATAGAAGGAATAAGTGCCTCAGTTGTTGGAAACAAATTAGAAATTTATTGTAATGGAAAAATTGGTGACGAAGAAGTTGACTCCGATTCATCAAATGCAGTAGTTATTGAAGCAGGCGAAGGAAATCTTGTTGCAGGTACAGCCGCAGCCAGTGATTTAGGAATTGCAGCAAATACCTATTATGCTCCAAGATTAGTTATTGCCCCCCACACAAGTATTCCTACTTTTAAGGCAACAGACTTATGTCCAAGACCTACTGGTTCAATATGGATTAAGACTACAGATCCTAATCTAGGAGCCAAGTGGAGAATTAAAAAGTATAACTCGACTACAAAACTTTGGACTGCTGTAGATTCACCGCTTTATACATCAAATGCTGCTGCATTGAAAAATTTAGACTCAACAGGCGGCGGACAAAATTTAGCAGTCGGCACACTATATGTTCGACCAAATTGGACAGAAGCAAACGGCACCGACTCAACTATACGACTAGGTGATTCTAAAATTTATCGTCGTAGAGCAACAGGCGCAACCACAATAACATCAGATGTTATCACTTCTTCAACTTGGCTCGATGAAGGAGAACCATACAGCTTTGTAATGGCAGAAACTCTAAAAGGTCAAGTAGAATTTGATACAGGAAAAGTGATTGAATATGTGCCTACGGGCTCAGCAGAAGATGACGCAAATTTATTTGCTGGAGTTATTAACGATGCCGGATTTACTAATATTATTGCTGAAGTAACTGCACAGAATCGAGTAGTAATTAAACATACAACCGGTGGCGAAATGAGATTATTAGACGGACAATTTACTCCGTTAAATCTAGCAGGATTTGCCCCTTATAACCCATCTAACGGAACAGGAACACTAAATCTTTATGCCCTTACCGAAGATCCAGATTACGATTTTGCAGCAAGCCTATGGGAACCATTAGTATATACTGCTAGCAACTCTGAACCAACTTCTTTAGCAGAAGACGGACTGCTATGGTATAACAGCATTGTTGATGAAGTTGACCTAATGGTTCACGACGGCAACACTTGGGTAGGTTATAGAAATGCACTACCTGATACAGATTCAAATGGTCCTATTGTAGCAGCTTCAGAACCAACAACACAATCAGATGGAGTCACTGCACTTAAGGACAGCGATATCTGGATAGATACTAGTGATATAGAAAACTATCCCGTAATTTACAAATATAATGGCACAACACTTTCTTGGGATCTTGTAAACAATACAGATCAAACTACTGAAAACGGAATTTTGTTTGCAGATGCAAGATACAACGTATCCGGTAGTTCAAGTGATGAACCAGGCGATATCTTAGATATGCTATTAAGCGACTATCTAGACCCAGATGCTCCTGATCCAGCACTGTACCCTAAAGGTATGTTGCTGTGGAATCTACGCCGTTCTGGATTTAATGTAAAACGTTTTGTAAGAAACAGCATAGACACTACAGACGAAAACATTCGTTTTGGTGATGAAGACATGGGAGCTTACTATCCACATCGTTGGGTAACAGAAAGCGGAAATCAGGAAAACGGTGCTGGAACATTTGGACGTAAGGCACAAAGAAAAGTTGTTGTACAGGCTATGCAGGCATTAGTTAACGCTAATCAAGATATTCGTGATGAAGAAAGACTAGTGTTTAACTTATTATCTGCACCTGGGTATCCAGAACTAATTGGAGAATTAAACAGTCTAAACACTGACAGAGGATTAACTGCATTTGTAGTTGGAGATAGCCCTGCTAGATTGCCTGCCACAGGAACAGATCTAAACA